CCAAACGCACCGACGATGCGACTCTCAAGCGCCTTCTTCTTAGCGGTAAGGAGATTGGCTGCGCGCAGTTGACGACGAACTTCCTCACCGCCAAAAGCCCCAACCGTGTCTAGTTGATCTTTGGCCAAGGCAGCCTCAAGCCGCTTGATGATTCCGACGTTGAGGTTTGTTGAGTAGATGTTTGGAGTGGCTGCTCGCTTGGTCGCTCCCAGCATGCTTTTTTCAAACGACACATCTCCATAAGTCATCCCATCTTTTGCCATTTCTTCTAGGCTTCTAAGAGCTGCGTTTTTGCTTGCAGTTCTGGGTTGATCTCGGCGGATTGCATCTAAAACTTCTTGCAAATTTTTGGTTTCGGCAGGGTATGCCGCAGGCACAACAGCATCGACTTGCTTGTAGAGATTGGACGCATCTGCGGCTATTTGAGTGCGTGTGTTCGTCAGGCTGTCCAAGATGCGCTGCGACGTAGCGCCAGGTGCAGGCCGACCCTCGATGAATGCAGCGTCAAACTGCTGCACCACATCATCCGCCTTGGTTACAGCATTGCGAACGGTATTAACCCACGCCGCCTCAGCTTCACCGCCAGAGATAGATCGAGTCAAACCAACGGCAGCGCGAACCTGCGGATTGTCACTGAACACATCAAACGGCAAATCCATGCCCAAGCGTTCAGCGGCAGCGCGGGCTTCTGGATTGACCTGAGCAAGATCGGCAAGTTTTGCCTGTGCAGCCGTCGAGCCAATTCCCTTGCTTGCCGCCTTGCGAGTCAAAGCGCCGACTTCCTCAAACGCTTGAGGTGCGGCTTGCTCAGGCATGGCCTGCATAGCCATTGGCGCTGCTTGAGGTTCAGGCGCAATAGTCGGTTCAATGCGCTCTGCAACAGGAGCCGCAGCAGGTCTTTGTGCGGGACGTCTTGCAGCCTGCCTTACTGCCGCAACGCCAACAGGGGCCATCGCACCGGCAATAGTTGCCGCAATCTGCCCGCCTGGGCCTGCCCCCATTTCCTGAGCCGTTTGACCTGCCGCACCAGCACCAGCACCGCCAGCCACTTGCAAGCCAGGTTGTGTGGCAACCATGCGCCCAACACCAGCCGTAACAGGCGCAGCCTGACCCGCTGCCGCTTGAATGGCTCTACCAGCCGCCACAGTGCCGCCAGCGCCTGCCGCTCCTGCTGCGGTAGCCTGAACGATACGCTCGGCCTGTGTGCGGGCTTCTGGCACGCCGATACGGGTAAGCAAATCTTCCATTGCTTCCGTTGGCATGGTGTATTTGGTGCCGAACAAATTGTTAATTGTGCCGACGATCGGATCGCCAACCAACCCGGCAAGTGTTGCCGCACCAGCGCCAACAACTGCGCCTGGTACTGCGCCAACACCTGCAAACGGCAAGCCAGCCGCCGCGCCAAGTGCCGCACCAGTGGCAGGCAACGAAAGACCACGCGTCACAGCACCCATTACACCTGATGCGGTAGTTTCTGGAGCTGGCTGCTGCCCACCACTAGCTCTGATTGCAGAAACGCGCTGTTTTAGTTCAGGCGCATCTGGTGCAACATCATCTGGGATATTGTTAATCGTAATGCCGTCTTTTGTTGTGATCGAGTAAGGCATTTGATTTCCTATTAATAATCGACTACAACATTTTGTTTCCGTGCGGCGGGTTGCGCGGATTTAGGTGCGACGACCTCACCCGGCGATGTCTCCGTTGCTTCATAGAAAATGTTAGCCGTGTTCAATCCATATCCGTTGGCAATTCTATCAATGCCAGTCCTCACGGTGTTTTCTTGTTTCTTAGCCGTTTCATAAAGCTTTCCAGCTTGTCCTTTAAAAGCTTGCCTTTGAGATGCAGAAAGTCGCTCACCGCTTGCAACTTTGTTATAAATGTTCTGAATACGCTCAGGAACACCAGCCGCATTCTGTGCGGTAGCAAACTCACCTTCGCGTACCACTGATCCGGGATCAAGCATTTTCATGTAGCCGAAAATCAGTGACAAATCTCCAACGGCGTTATCTTCTGATGCCTGAATCCTACCAAATGCAGACTTCACCTCCTGATAGCCTTTGGTCTGGTCGCTGTATTCCTTTCGGAATTTTCCTTCCATTTCAGGACGCTTTTCAAGCGGGATAATACCCGCGCTCATCTGCCTAGCTTCTGCCTGTGCGCGTGAAGCCTCTGCGCCTGACTTAGCAGCCGCAGCCTTTGATGCTGCAATGGCGGCATTAGCTTGCTGAATTTGCGTTTTGGTAAGTTGCAAATCAGTAGCAAGTTTTTCAGGCTTAAATTTAAGCTCAATCTCTTTGAGCGTTGCTTCTGCGGTTTCTTTGCGCTGAGTGATTGGTGCAATAACTTCCGCCCGCGAAGTCTCAGCCAGCTTGCTAAACGTCTCGGCAAACTTGTCTGGAGACATAACCTGAGACAAACCCATCAAGGCATAATTTTTAGCCGTTGCCGGGTCAGCATCAATCAACGAAGAAAGCGACTTCAAGCCACTTGCGTCTTGGCCTTCAGGGGTCGCGTCAATTCTCGCCTGAAGCAAGTCTTTTGCCACCTTAGAATTGCCAGACAAAAGCGCGCTGGCCACTGGCAAAGCTGCTGCAATCTCACCATCTTGGCGCTCTTTGCTAAGCTGCTCGAACGTGGGCTTGATTGCTGCTTGATGCTCAGGAAACATCGTCATCAAACGCGAGAATGCTTTAGGCGTTCCTTGGCTAAACGCATCTTCAAGCTCGGTGCGATATGATTGCAATCGCTGATTGGCTTGTTGCTTTGCCTGTTGTTCCTGCCTTGCTTTTGCAATAACTGATCCAACTTGCAAACCTTCAAGCATTGCCTGACCAATATCAATCTGAGGCATAGCTTTTAAATAATCTATTGGCTGCACCATGCTAGAAACCTCCACCCATCATTGCAGATCCCACCGTGTTAGCCACTCTTTGAAGATCTGCATAGGATTGTCTTGCAACGCTTCCTTTTGCCAATTGACCACCAGCCAAAGCAGCTCCTTTTTGTGCAAGCAATTCGCCAATTGATCCAGCGGTTTGCATACCCGCAGAACCCTGCCCAGCTGCTGATTGCTGGCCTAAAGAAGTAAGCCCTGCCAAATTCTGATATTGCTGCGCTATTTGCTGCTGCAACATTGCTGGCCTGAATTGAGCAAGTGCCGCTTGAATGTTGCCACCGCGCAATCCACCGGTGGCCGACGCCTGCTGAAGCAACGCTTCCTCACCTTGCCTGACGGCAGATTGAAAAAATGGGCTTTGCTCAAGAGCGCCGATTGCAGCTTGCTGTTCAGGAGCGCCGCGCAAGCCAAGAAATGCCTGCTGTTGCTGAAGTGCCGGAGTGCCTGCCTCAACATACGGACGAAGCAATTCAGTGAGCATGTCAAACTGTCTGCGTTGCTCTTCAATTCCAGCTTGAGCATATCCAGCTTGAGTTCCTGCCGCTGCCTCTGCCGCTTTTGCTTGTTGTTTTGCTCCGGTAATTCCGCCAACAACTCCACCAATAGCATTCACAATAAAACTCATTTTGCTTGCTCCCAATCGCGTCGCGTCATGCCTAGTACATGAACGCCTACCAATCGACCATTTTTAAGGCAGGCACCGCGTCTCATGCCTTCGTTTTTGAAACCAAGTTTCAGGCAATAGTTCTTTGCAGAATCAAGCCCTTCGATAATGTATGCAGTAACTCTGTTAATGTGTTTTTGAGCGAACGCCCAAATAAGACAAAGCCTGCCAAAATCACGCGAGTGATGGATCGCTTTCTTTGAAAGCATGGCATGAATATCTATCTCTACAAATCCAGACTCAACCACCATAAACGCGCCAACTTGCTGGCCGTCTATCTTGGCAGATAGATACTTAACGTGGGGGTGTTCAATTGGCGCGAGCGCACGATGATCGTGACCGATCTTCGCGATGTATGGATCTTTTAAAAGCTCTGTCAGGGTGTCCAAATTTTGGACATGCTCAAGCGCCAATGCAGCCAATTTTTACCTTTCGAGTAAATCTTATGGCCGCCGGTCGCCTAATCACTCGGCTGTTTGATTCTACATCATCAATCTTAGGTTATTTCTCGACCGCTTGCACGAATTGTAAGCGATGTTGCAGCACTGGCAACGGTTGAAATAAAACCTCCAGCCTCAAGCGAATGGCCAACAATCTCAGGGAATGTATAAGTTTCGTCAGGCGCAATATTTCTGGTGTCGGAAATAAGATTTCCAGCACCAGGCGACCCGGCATTAGTCACCAAATTGACGCTCAACGAAACATTGCCTGCACTGGTGTTAGTCGCAGTGAATTTATCAATAATAGCTTTGCAATTATTGGCAGTGTATTGCGTCGTTTGTACGTTTTCAGCCTGCTTTGCAGGAATCAAAACCTTAACTGTAACCGTCATGGCTATCCTTTAGTTTGTCACTGCTTTGATTATCGCAAAGTTAAAGACAGGTTGCTCAGTTGTTATGCCGCCTGTGGTGGCAAAAGTAATGCGGAAACTACCTGCGGCCACGTTGGTAACGTGGATCATGTAAAGATCAGTTCCGGATTTCTGACAAACCTTTACCACGTCCGTTGCCGCCACAGTGCTATTGGTTACGGTAAAGGTCTGCCAAAGAATTGTACCGGCTGCGCTCACAAGCGTAATCGCACCGTTGGTTTTGTTCAGCGTTACGCCCGTAGTACGAGAAGTGGTTTGTGTAACTGCACCGCCTGAACCAGTTCCGTAGCCTAAACCGCCTGTGCCGGTCACCAAGACTTCTGTTGCAGTGGCAGTGCCAAGAACAGGCGTAACCAACGTGGGGCTGGTTGCCCGAACCACGTTTCCTGTGCCTGTACTTGATACCCATTCAGGGGATGTTGCGCCTGCATTGACTTGCAGCACTTGAGCTGCGGTGCCAATGCTTAGGAATGTCGTAGTGCTTGCGCCTGATTGATACGGAACCGATCCAGCAGCACCTCCAGCTAGGTTGGTGGCAGTGCCAACAGAAACCGTTGAAGGGGCGACGTTTCTCCAATATGGCCCCGCGCCGTAATACTGAAGCAAGTCACCATTTGTCGCAGTTGCCGTATTTACATCGTGCAACTCGTTCATAGATTCGCCCGTTTTCATTCGGACGAAAATTGCGCCGTTGTTTGCGGCTTTGGTAACAATTGCAATCGGCAAATCCAAGTCTGGTGCGCTTGGTTGAATTTTGGTTAGCTCGCCGGGATAGTTTGGGTCAAAATATAAAATATCTCCATCAACCCAAACTTCAGGAACGGTCTTGTTTGCGCCGGTCGTATTGAATCCGCGCACACTGCCGAACCAGACAACATAACCAAAACTATTTACCGGAATGTTTTGTGCCGCGATACCCAGCATGTACTGTGCAGCAACGCTTCCATCTGCCACAGCACGCGCGCACGTAATCTTTGTGCTACTTCCAATTACGCCGGTCGCCATTACCGCCATGCCTTTATTAATCTGCGTAGCGCCGGTGTTCTTTGGGTGAAAATCAAGCTGCTGGCAAATCTGCCCTGTAACTCCGCCCTCTAAACCAAACTCTAGAGTTGCGTCGTCGTCAGTCCAATAAAGACGCCCGACCTTTTCAACAGGTGTAGTAGCAAGCGGGTTGATATCTACATAATCAGTCTGGACTGAATTGTTGTGCTCTATCGGTGGCGGCGTTTCAACAAGCTCAAACGCGTCCGCCAGCCTTTGAAGCTGCGCGAGTGCATCATTAGCCGATGCCTGAGCATTACCGGCGTTGATGTTGATTTCATTTACAACGTCAGGCGCAATCGAATCAGCAAGCGCAAAAAGCTGCTCAAATTGCTTAATCTGCTCTGCATCTTTAAGGAATGACGCAAGCTGATCTCGGGTAAGTTTTAGTTTGTTTGCCATCAGTACGCCAGCGGCTCAAGTTGAGCCTCAAGTCTAGCAAAAGACAGGTGCGCCTGGCTGTCGCCACGAAAACGCTGGATGCGCCAGTTTCCCATATGCCCGTTTCTGAACCATACAAGGCGCTTCTGTGTCTCTCCGGTAGTGCCGACTCTAATCGGCCTATCTTGGCCCCACACGACGCCATCTAGCGAATAGCTAGTAGTGATAATTGGGTTGATACCAAGCGCCACACGCCCGGTGAGAGACACAAGCTCAAGCTCGTTGAAGAGTGCGCCTTTTCCTTCGTTATAAACAATAAGCGTGCCAAATTCCCAGCGAACGATCTGGCCCCAATGATTTCCCGTGTCTTGCACCAGATATCCAACACTTGACGATTGAGGATCGCCAACGAGCCACTTGTCATAGGCCCACACCAGATTTCGAGCGCGGTACTGTGCAAAATCTATCGTGGAAGTGCTTAGCACAAACCAAACTTGTTGGTTTAGCTCTTGCGACGCTGCGCCGTCATAGACAAGCGTTCGGTCTGGTAGGTGAATATAAAGATGTTGATGCGCTTTGTCGTTGCGCGACTCTAGCTTTACATCGGCAAGCTGATCCTCGGTGTATCCGAGAAGAATATCGTCGATCTCTTGAGTGCTGATTTTGGCAGAAGAAGCATTTACTCCAAGATAAATGCTTGGGGATTCATTTCTTCCACTGCCTAGAAACGCGACTGACTCAAGATATACACAGCAGGCGTGAGTACCGATAACACCCTTTTGAATCTGCGCGCCGTCGATACGCTGGAACGGGAAGAAGTCACCGCCCACGTTGTCGAATACTTCGATGGTGTTTCTGTTTAGCGCGTAAATTTCATTACGCAACTTAAGAAGCGCTACAACGGGGTCAGGATCAACCTCGGACGATCCATACTTGAGCGGATTGACCTGAGTCGGATCGCTCAATTCTGTAACGACCAAAAACTCACCATCGGTGGTCATGAAGTAGCCATCAACCCACACCACATCAAGAACGGTTCCGAGATCGGGGTCTGTCACTTGCGTAAGCGTGGTGCCATTCCAGTAATACAGACGCCCGCCTGACGCGATAGCCAGCCGGTCGAAACTGTAATCAAACGTCACTAGATCGCCACTACCAACATCGCCAAGTGTGGTTACTGTGCCATTGTTTGCGACACTAACTAGCGATGTGCCCATGACGCGATAGCACACGCCCTGCCAATTCACGCCGCCTCGATCAATACCTGGCCCTGTGCCGTTAGCCACAACGCCATCAGCCGGGCGTAGAAATCCGGCGCTGATTCCTGAGTTTTTAGGCACAGGAACAAGATTGACCGGGTAAGACGTGCGAAGGTCTGGGCCGCTGTCAGTGTAAATGCCGTTCAGAATTGGGATCTGCATTAACTCACCATTTCACCTTGTCGGCCCAATACGCCGCGCTCATCTTGCCCTTGGCAATGTTCTCGGAGTGGCGAGCCTTGAAAGACTCCCGCCGCGACTTGTCCGCCTTTGACTCGCCCTCGCGTTTAGGCGAGCCTGACACCCCCTGCTGCCCGAACCGAATGGTTTTCACCTTGTCACCATCCTTAGCCACCACCACATGAGACTTGGTGGGGTGCGAAGGCGTGCGCTTAGGCTTGTTGTAGCCTTCAACGCCTGCGCGGGTTAGTCGGGAGTCTTTAGCCGGCATGCTTAAGCGATGCGATACCAAGAATTAGTCGGCTGATAAAAGCGATACCGAACGAATCCACCAGCGGAAAGCGTCGTAACAGCGCCAAAGATATTTGCCGCATTATTCGGTGCCAAAGTCAGCGCGGTGATGGTTTGCGTGCTGGTAATCAGCACCTCAGTGCCATCAGGAACACCCGTATTCAGCGGGAAGGTAATCGTGCCAGTGGCAAGCGTACCGGCAGGCTGCAACAGCATCCATTGCTGCTGCGCCACCGGAGTCGGAACAGTCTGATTAAAGCCAGTGCCCGGAACGTACAGATTCGTTGCCAACGTGGGGCTTGCAAAGCTCTGCTGAAAGTAGGCCAGCAACGCGCTGATAGACATGCGCCGAGCGTCCCCATTGCTGGGCGTATAAACAGGAATCTGATCGCCGGATGATACGGTGGCAAGAGAAGGCAGTTGATTGATTGTCGGCATAATTAACCCCAGATATTAAGTGGGCCATCCTGTCCGGTAAGCACAGGATCAACGGGCTGGCGAAGGAACGGATCGTCATAAACACGCCACGGCTTGTTTCCAGCCCCGGAAGGCATAGACCCCGGCAACTGTTGCTGCGGTGGCAGCGTGGCCCGGTTTAAAAGCGTTTGGTAGGCATCACGCGCAGTGGTCTTGGTTTCGACCATCAACTGCTTTCCATAACTGGGCGCAATCCTGATTGCAAGATTGGTGATGATCGCCTCATTCGCGCTGTCAGGAACTTCTGACTCTGCATCAATGTCGCTGAACTCAGGGCTGGAAGGCAGCGGATACGCTAATCGAATTCCCTTGCC